ATGTATGAATATATTATTCTTGATACAAATGTTGATGGCTATGACAGACATGTGCTCTGTCTATCTTTTGAAAGTCTGTTGTCCTATATAAGAAAAATCGAAGCTGTACTTGCTGAAGAAACAAGAGAAGAGAGAATTTTAATTGACCAGTTGCTGATAACTGGTAACGGTACAAATAGATTTATGAGCTGTGTATTTTCCAACGGACGATTAGATTTTAGAACAGCACAAATTGTGACACCTGCTGAATTCTTTAGAAAAGAAACCGTTGAATGGTTACATGACAATTATTCATATGTTGAAAACTCTATTCTTACAGAAGAACAGCGACAGAAGATTAAGGATAACATTGCATTCTAATTACAAAAACAACCCTCTCAACCATCATGGCTGGGAGGGTTTCGTGCGTCTATGCTCATCGTTCTACGTCGACCTTAAGTCCGGATTTCAATTCAACGGTACAGTGGTCGTCCCATATTGTGATTTGCTTAAGCCAGCGTTTTACAAGGGCTTCATCAAATACTGTAAGGTCGGAAGGCTGGTCTTTAATGAAATCCTGCAATTTTGTAATTCTCTGCAGTTGTTCATCACGCTGTACAGTGTCCATTGAAGCCTGCTGGCGCTTTTCTCTGAGTGCGAAAATCTGGTCGGCAATCTCGTCATAGGCCTCTTTGTTGTTGGCCTTTTTAACAAGTTCCTGTTGAAGCTCCATAAGCTTCTCATCAATACCATCAGTGGTTATTGCTGCGGAAGCCCTGATGACCGCTGCGATGTTTTGCTGTAGCTGCTTCTGGTATTTCGATTTATCACCAAGAAGTTCATTCAAGGCAGTAAGAACAATTTCCTGCAGGTCAAGCTCGTTGATGGTTCTGGCATGGCATTCAAGGCCAGTAGGTTCTAACTTGCTGATGCAGCGCCAGACAATGGATTTGCAGCCACGATTATTCCAATGGATTCTTCTAAACATCTCACCGCAGTCACCGCAAATAATAATCTGTGAGAAGCAGTGGTTGCAGCTATAGCTTCGTTTCTTTCCATTGGCGCTTGTCTTAACCACTCGTCTGCGTACTAATTCTTCCTGTACACGCATGTAAATCTCTCTTGGAATAATCGCTTCGTGGTTTCCTTCAACATAATACTGGGGAACAATGCCGGTGTTTTTAACTCTGGTCTTGTTAAGAAAATCAGTGGTGTAAGTCTTTTGAAGAAGGGCATCACCGATGTATTTTTCGTTGCGGAGAATCTTGTTGATGGTGCTGGTGTGCCAGCGAGATTTACCAGCGCCGGTAAGAATACCATCTGCTTCAAGGCCTGCTGCTATCTTATCCATACTGTAGCCTTCAAGGTACTCTCGATAGATTCTTTTTACAACTTCAGCTTGTTCGGGGTCGATGACAAGGTTGCCTTCTTCATCTTTGGTGTATCCAAGGAAGCGGTTATGGTTAACCTGAACCTGACCGTTCTGGTAGCGGAACTGAAGTCCAAGCTTTACGTTCTGACTTAAGGACTGCGATTCCTGCTGGGCCAGTGAAGCCATAATTGTAAGAAGGACTTCACCCTTGGCATCCATTGTATTGATTGCTTCTTTTTCAAAGAATACTGGTATGTTCTTTTCCTTAAGTTGTCTGATGTACTTCAAGCAGTCTAAGGTGTTTCTGGCAAATCGGCTGATTGATTTTGTGATAATCATGTCGATGGTACCAGCTTCGCAATCTTCAATCATGCGGTTGAATTCTTCTCTGTTCTTTGTGTTTGTACCGGAAATACCATCATCAGCGTATATTCCGGCAAATTCCCATTCAGGGTTCTTCTTAATATATTCTGTATAGTGCTCAACCTGAGCCTCATAACTTGTAGCCTGCTCATCGCTGTCAGTACTAACTCTACAGTACGCCGCGACTCGGAGCTTAGGCTTTGCATCCTGCTTACGACCGGTATTACCAATTTGTCGTTTGGCAGGAATGACCATTACATTTCCCATCAAATAACCTCGCTTTCTATAAGGCTGTATAAGTACTCAGCCTGTTTTACTGGATTGTCAAAATACTCTGTGATATCGCCGAAGCGGAAGAGTATCGGAGCCTTCTTCTCAGGTATTTCTTTGAATCTATCGTTGCGACCAAGTTTGGCTGACCTGCGCTTGTTTTCTCTACCTGCAGCAATGAAGGTTTCCTTATCGATGATGGCCGGATAAAAGTCATCACCGAGATAATGCTTGTTTTGCATAATTCGCTTGGAACCTGCGTGAAGAGCATTGATTCCAGCTTCCTTAGCAGCATTCGTAAGTGAAAGACCGCCAAGGTAATTCTTGTATAGCTGTCGCACCTTAGTTGCAGCTTCTTCATCGATAACTGCGATGCCATTCTCGATACGATAGCCAAGTGGCGTATGTCCCATCAAATCATCTCCTTAAAAGTAAGACCACACTTCATGACAAATCCGACTTCATGTCTGGAATACACCTGAATGTGGTCTACAAATCTCTCAAATAAATCTTCGCTGTATTCTTCAAGCATTGACCCACGTTCTGCAAAGTGGAGTAGACGTTCTGCTTCAAAGAACCTAGAGCTGTCACCGCTCATGGTGGCATTGATTACTTCGATATCCTCCCTGTAGGTATTGGCCTGCGAAAGAAGGGCGTTTGTTTCGCTGTTGTACAAAACTTGGTCGATATAGCCCTGTGCCATTAATCGGGTTAAGGTTTCTCGCTGCTCTGTGTTCTGTTCCAAAAGGCGCTCTAAATGCTGAATCCTTACAAGGTTCTCATCACCGGAATTGTTCTGGAGTGCAGCAGCATAAGGTTTCAAGACTAGCTTGTGGCTGTAGATTAGTTTGTTAAGAACGGTAACGAATGCTACCTTCAAATCATCGTCCCTAAGATACATCATCGAGCACTTGTCTTTATCTACCAGATGGGTGTTGCAGCACCAAGCTACGTATTTGCTATAGGTGCTGGAGTGCAATCTTCTTCTAAAGGTATCACCACATTCATTGCAGATAATTTTTCCGGAGAATGCATAACGCTGCTGGTATATTTGGCTTTCACGCTTGATACCTTTTTCAGCAGCTCGCTGCGTTATCAGAAGTCTTGCCGCTTCAAAATCCTCTTTACTGATAATCGCTTCGTGGTGGTCAGCGACATAATACATATCGAGCTCACCCTTATTTGTATGTCTGTTGAAAGAATCATCAGTGTAGGTTTTCTGGAAAATAACATCGCCGGTGTATTTCTCGTTAGCAAGAATGCCTCGAACACTGGTTGATGTCCATTTGCCGCCACGCTTGGTAGGTACACCTTCATCATCAAGTGCTTTGGCAATAGCATCAGTACCTTTACCGGAAAGAACATCGGCGAAGATGCGTTTTACAACTTCTGCCTGCTCAGGAATAACGCGAAGTGTGCGTCCATCCCAGCGGTATCCATAAGGTGCATAACTAAGCTTGAAAGTTCCGTTTTGGAATCGTTTCTTAATTGACCACTTGCTGTTTTCAGAAATAGAAGTGGATTCACCCTCGGCCATTGAGCTTAGGATTGTAAGGAACAGCTCGCTTTCCATTGAGCCGGTATTGATGTTTTCTTTTTCAAAGTAGATAGGAACATCTAGCTCCTGCAGCTTTCTGACAAGTTCCAAGCAGTCGGTTGTATTTCTTGAGAATCGACTGATGGATTTTGTGATGATAAAGTCTATCTTCTTTGCTGCACAATCCTGCATCAGGCGCATTAGCTCCGGACGTTTATCTTTCTTGGTACCTGTGATACCTTCATCAAAATACAGTCCGGCGAACTGCCAGTCATCACGAGAAGTAATGTAGCTTTCGTAGTGCGCTTTCTGTGTTTCTAAGCTTTCAAGCTGTGCATCGTTGCTGGTGGAAACACGACAATAAGCAGCTACGCGAAGCTTCTGTTTTTTACTTGTTACATTCTGTAGTTTTTCGATTTTTGTAACCTTCTTCACGGTAGTTCACCTCCCTTCGTCAGTGTATATACATCACTCTAAAAGCTGTATTTATCAAGTTATTTCCGGCATTATTTCTACATACATCGGTGAGAATGTTTGGCGGTTAAGAAGCGTTAATTTGTTGAATTCCAACAAGGAAATAAGTCCAGAATCCAACATCGATTTTGCGACTTCCTGTGCTCTGAAATAATCATAATCACGCTGTAATAGAATATCTGTAATCGGAGTAGGCTCCAGTTTTAAGTGAGATGCAATGTCTATGGTTTTTAGAACAGACTTGTTTTCAGTTTGATTCATAATGACCTCCAATCTGAAAGCTATGCCTTCACTTTCCCACTGGAGATAAGAAGCAATTTTGAGCGGATAAAAGACAAATAAAAAAATGCCCATCAGAGTACGAAACTCCAACGGGCATCCAATTACTTCAGTAATTCATTTACTTTGTTCTGTACAGCGGTGTAGTCATAACCGGCAGCGGTAAGGCGATTCTTTCTATCCTGACCGTTACCCCATTTACCAGCGATAACTTCCTTGGCAAGTTCTGTGACGGTCTTCTTTACAGCAGTATTCTTACCGGTATAAACCACAGTTCCTTTTTCATCGAATACGCTGTAGCCGGCATTATCATCAGCACACTTCTTAGCATTGCTTAATACCTTGAAGGCACCTTTCTGACTCTTGCTATCAGACCAAGTCTTACGTACACGGTATAAAGTTGCAGTAGGTGTTTCAGGTGTAGTCGTTGTTCCTGAAAGCTGAGCAGTGACCTTTGTTGCTAAGTCGCCGAGTCTAGCATAAAGCCAGTTACCCGGACAGGACTTATTGGCGAACCATCTATGTACAGTGATTACCATCTCATCAGACTTAGGATTGTAGTTAAGAGTCTTGTCCTTATCACCAAGCCAGATAAGCTTCTTCTTACCATTACGCTTGCAGATATCAACGCAAAGCTTGATAAGAGCATCATAAACCTTGCTGTTCATAGCGTAAGGTTCTGTAGTATCACTGGCACATTCGATAGTGATTGCTCTCTGGTCATTTGCATTGCTGGAAGAGCACCAAGAGCGGTTCTTCTCTTCAACATACAAACCAACACGACCATTTTTATCGATTCCATAATTAGAAGATGCTTGTGTTGAGCTCTTCGCGAACCAATCACCAAGACCTTCTGCAGTACACTGTCCAACTACACAGTGAGGCGTGATGCGGTCAATAGAATGCGTTCTTTTACCGGAATGGTTAGGACTGAGTTTAGTATAGGACACTAAAGAACTGTTTGTATAAGCCATGTTTTATTCCTCCTTACTTTCTGAACGGTCGTGAAGCTGTTCCAATACGACCTTGATTTTTTCTGGTACCGGAAGTCCAAGATGAGCTGAATTTTCCAGAAGAGAAACGCCTTCATTAGAGATGTAGAAGAAGATGATTGCTGTGCGAAGTACGCCGCCAGAACCAATAACATGTACATCAAGAATGTGGGCAATTCCAACCAGTAAGAAAATCAGTATCTTGCGACAAATGCCTTTGAAGCCGACTTCACTTGAGAGCGAGTGGTCTGCAATCGCACACATAATGCCGGTGATATAGTCGATGACTACAAAGGCAAGAAGTGCATATAGCAGGCCATCACAGCCACCAAGGAAGTAGCCAAGCCATCCTCCAATCCCAGAAAAGATGAGCTGAATAATGTTCCAAAATTCCTTCATTTTGAGTTCCTCCATTTCTTAAAAATTGATATGAAAAAAGCACCTCCGAAGAGATGCTTGATTCCTAGATTGTTTATGCTGTTCGTTTCCACATATAAACTACGAGGTAAGGTGGCATATTGTTATGTGAGCCGTCTCTACCAGTATTTGCGTTCGTACCTTTTGCAGTTACGGTATGCGTATGTGAGTCGCTTGATGTGGTAACCGTTCTACCAGATGCTGATGCAGATGACCAGCTTTCGCATTTGTTTCCGCTACCACTGTTATCACCTTTGGTATTCGGGACAGTATGGGTATGTGAATCACTCGATGTTGTTGCGCTGCTGCCAGTAAAGGTGTGGGTGTGCGCGGGCATTTGAGCAGTTGTAAGTGTAACAGTTGCAGCACCACCTGTATTGCCTGCTGTATAACTGGAACCAGCACCAAGCAGGAATCTGTTCTGAAGCTGTGACCATGTACCTCCGAATAGAGTGGCAGGGCTTGTGCTATTAACACTCATATAGATACTGCCAACAGGATAAGTGCTATCAAGAATTAACTGCTTCAGGAGCTTTCCGTACACCTTCATATCCCACTTATCAGATATTTCAAAAGTGTTGTCTGCTTCAGAGACTTTTCCGATTGCAATACCTTTTCCTCCGCCCTTAAAGTCCATCAGAACAGCTGCTGTTGATACAGTGTCATAAATGGTGATGGTAGAGAAAGCATCAGTGATGGTGTATTTCACATCATAGGAGCTTTCAGTAGTGATAGCTCCTCCGCCAAAAGTGAATGCAGAGCCGGAAGAGAAACTTGCATTTGCATTCGTCCATGTGGTTGCAGATGATTTCTTATAATAGGTTGCGCGAGTAACTGTATTCTTACTGCTGCAGGAAGAGTAGCTGTAAGATACAAGACATCTGATATATGTTCCGTCATCATTTAAGCTTCCGTCGCTGTTAGCTCTTTGTGAAAGATAGCTAGCGAAGGTAGGTGCAGAATATGCGACAACAGATATCGAAACCGTCTTTGCATCAGATGTTCTGCCTCTTGAGTCTGTGACCTTTGCAGTGAATGTAATGGTTCCAGATGTGGTCAGAAAACCGGTAGTGAAGCTAGAGGCTGTGCTTGAGAATCCACCACCTGAAATCGAATAGGACGATATCGTTGAACCACAGGAACCGGCAGCACCATTGATGGTAAGTGTAACCTTGGATTTTGATTGAACGTATATGGCCCATGCCGCAGGCACAGTTCCGTCCACTCTTGTGGCTGAGAGGCTTGTAAGAGTAGGTTTTACTGAAGATGGAACCGTTAATTTTAATGTGCAGGTTTTCGTGCCAATTTTAGTGTTGCCACTATAAGTGTTGCAGGTAATAGTGCAGGTTCCGGATACTGCATTTGGAATCTGATTAGCTAGTGTGAGCGCAGGAGTCCACGATACAGAGGTTGAAGTTGTTTTAGTCGCAATAGTTCCGGTTGCATTACCAAAAGCGTAAGTCAGAGTATGTGTAAATGCAGATGATGCTCTAGAGATAGTTATGGTAGATGCAGTCCCCATGTTGGTGCTTGTGGCGGATATCGTAGAGGCTCGTGGAATCGTATTTAATGTATGCGTTCCACTTGCTGTTACGGAAACCGCATATGTGTATACGCTGCCTTGACAGCTCAAACTGAACGATTTGGTACCATCAGAATTGTGACTGATTTTCAAAGTCCCCGATGCAATGACTGTTCCGTTATAAAGTTGGATACGGGAATCAGTGGAAGTGGAGTATAGGGTGGTTCCGTTTATAACTGCTTTGAATCCACCTGCCATTACCCAGCCAGAGGCAGAGCCAGAGCCTTTAAGTGTCCAAGCGATAGTAGAAGTATTGTTTGTTACGTCCTGACTGGATAATGACCATGACAGCGTAATGGAACGACCTTCTTTTTCATTTGTTGTTATGCTTCCGCTTTTAGCCATGAATCATTCCTCCTTAAGATGCAGGGTCTCGCCATTTGATGGAGAGATTGCCATTTGCTCTTGGAATAAAGTCGAACCAGCCTCTGGTCTCGTTTCCAAGAGATAATTTGTTTCGTATTTCTGCATTGGTGATAACCAAACTGTTATTTGAAATAAAAGCGATTTTCTGACCGTTCTCCTTGAAGGCAAGTTCCACATTGGACAGCTCGGCAGTGAAGGCATTACCAACTCTGCCAAGCTCAATAAGGGCACCTTTGAATCGGATATATTCTTCCAGAAGCTCTTGGTTATAAGCTACGTTTCCTTTTATCTCATCAGTAATAGCAGTAAAGTCCATACGGATTTCGCTGCTGTTTTGAGTAATGCTAGACTGGAAATCTTTCTGAATGGTTTCTAACTGAGTCTTTTCAATGTAGGTATCATGAACGGTACTGGTAATTTCATCTGCAGTTTTCGCAATTTCTGAGTAGCAGTCATGCACCTGAATTTTCAGGATTTCTACATCATCTAAAGCATCCTCATAAGCCACCACGCTTTGGAAGGTGTGCTGGCATGAAGTTAATAGCGCCATTCATTACACCTCCCATCAGTTGGAAACATCACACTGTAAAGTAAGTAAGCTATCGATATCAGCTGCAGAAAGATAGATAACTTTTCCAGTCTTTGTGAATGTTATTTCTTTTCCGTCCTTATCCTGTGCATACCAAGTGTAAGTAAGGCTCTGCTTTTCTGTGGCATTAGCCCATGCAGAACCGCTATATTTCATAAGCGTTACGGACTTAGCGCTATGGTCAATCTTGTACCAGAAATCACCGGATTTCGGACTGGAAGGAGCTGTCTCACTGATAATGCCAAGAAGAGCATCCACTTCCTGCTGGTTGGTTCTGACGATGATGTAAGGAACAAGACCACCAAGATTGTTCTTAACAGTAAATCCACCGATGGAAAGCATCTCTGATACGTAAGGGTCAGATTTATCTTCAACGGTGATAACATCCACATAGTTCTTGTTATAGTATGTCATCGTGCAGCGGTAGGACTGGATGTTGATAATATCTGCGCCAGAGACTTCCAAGGTGGAACCGGTAGCGCCGCTGATGTTTGTCCATGTGCCGTTCACATATTTAGCCCACTGATAAGTTGCACTGGTGATAGCAGTAGTTCCGCTATATGCAGAAGTGGCCAGCGTAAGCTTTCCAGACTGGTTCTGTACGATATTTCCATTAGGTGCGTATACAGAGAAAACAACTGCTGAAGTACCGTTGCTTCCAGCTTTGGATTTCGTCCAAGTAAATACTTTAGTAGCGGTCTTTCCTGAGATTGTAAATGTAAGAGTAATATTACCTGTAAGTACTGCAGTTCCACCAAGGTCAGAAGATGCAGCGACGGATAATTCAATCAAGCCTGCAGCTGTAGCAGTCGCAGCAGTATTTGTTTTAAGTGTGATGCCTGTAGGTAGTGTTCCAACAGCACAAGTACAAGCTGTTTGCGTGATACCAACATATCCGGTAAATGGAATTGAAATAGTTGATGCAGCAGATGTTTTACCTGCAGAGGTACATGCTATTGCCTGAGTTTCGTTTCCTAAAACAATAGAAATACCACCGCTTCCTGCAGAACCTGTAGCACCTTTATCGCCCTTGGCACCGTCATAAATCTTAGTGATGGTTACAGTATCAAATACATCAGAATCGCTTGTGACAAGCTTGATTTGAGCCACATTGTCTACGAATACTGCGTGAGTAGGCTTGACCACCAATGTTCCACCAGTGATGTTTGTATTATCAGATGTGGTAGGATAATCTGCCCAGTTGCCAGAGCTGTTCTTGTACTGCCATTTGCTGATAGTCACACCCTGAACCTGTGCAGTAAGAGTGGCCTGAGAAGCACCAACTAAGGTTGAAGAGGTGTCGTACTTGAACACATAAGTATCCGCTGTAACGTATGCAAGTCTTGCATTGGTTGCATTCTTCACCAAGGTATAAGTAATATCAGCAGAGATGTTGACGGTATTCTTGGTTTCAGAATCGTAGTAGCTGATGTAGCAGATGTAAGTAATCATGCCGGAATCAGAAGCAGCTAGCTTATTTGTATTAACTGTAAGAACGCCCTTGTTGACAGATTCTCCAGATGTAAGTGATGTCTCAGCAGCAACGCCATCTTTACGCTTCCATGAGATTGTTACACCGGTAGCGGTCAAAGAGATGTTTGTCTGGTCAAGAAAGATAACCGGAGTCAATACAAGATTAGTCGTGGCCCAGCTAGGTGCATATTCATGTGGCAGAGTATTCGGGTCTTCGCTCTGTGTCTTAGGAAGACTTGAAGTAATATATGCCGACAGCTTTCTTTGGTCAGTAATATCCACAAAGGTCTGCTGGCTGGATGTCAAAATTGTAGCCATGAAATAACCTCCTATAAAATGATTTCACAATAGAAGGAAGCATTATCCTGAACATCCTCTGTTGTGATTATGATTGTTTTTATGCCGCGGTGAGCTTTATCCCACCCAGCGTCAGCAGCCTCATCAGAGGACTTTCGATGCCAGATAAAGCTTTCTGCTACAAGGGTATCTGTGATGTCTTTATCCCAAGAGAATACCTTGCAGTGCATTTTGCTGGACTGGCCTTTATCCTTAAAAATGCTGACACCATCAACCACAAGTTCTGTATGATACATTTTCTGTGAATTGATGGTATCGACTTTTCCGGATATAGATTCTATTTTTGAAGTCTGCCCAAGAATGTTATCTTCCAGAGCAGCGATGTTTTTATTCTGTTTAGCAGAGGCAGCAGTTAATGTGACGCCACTGGCTCCAATAGTGATGGTGTTACCGGATGGATTTAAGTAATCTCTGGTTCGGCTAACACAAAGATATGTGCCATGAATGCCATGTGGTTCGGAGATGCATTCCACATACATACGAGCACGAATATCACCAATATCAGCACCGGTATCAGATTCATCAACAATGGTAAGTTCAATGCTGGTGATGCCTTTAACCAAGTCGGATAATCTGGCTTTTGCTTTTCTTAGCAGATTTCCGGGAAGTGTTACATCATCCCAGATTTCTGAAGTCCATATCCAGCCGATTTCTTTAATGGCAGCGTCATCGCAAACATAATTTTTACCATCATTGACAGAAGTGATATCGATACGTTCATCGGTTTCTATCTCGGTTCCTTCTTCGTCGGTTTCTTTCTTTTTAGCCCCAAGAGGGATAAGCGCAGTTACACGCTCGGTATGGTCTTTTGTGATTTTGACATTCAAAAGGTTTTTACCGAATTCAACGGTCTGCACCGATTTGGTAGTGAAGTCCTCAAGGTAATCCAGATACTTACCGGTTGATGTATAGCGAACCTGAAGATAACCTCCATGCGTATTTATCAGCTTATTTTTGATAGCGTCCATCGTGCAGGAATACTCGGAATTGCTGTAGGAAATATAATCGATATCATCTTTGACCGTTACATTTCCAAGGGTGAAGCGTTTCTGTTCCTCCACGTTTTTGTTATGGATAGAAATGAAGTATTCCAGCAATCCCTTGAGAGTTCCTTTATATGAAAATGGTGGTTGAATTGTATCCTTCAGATAAGCAAGGCAAGATTCACAAGTCCATGAATGGGTATTGTAAAAATCACTGCCATCATCTAAAGCACGACCTTCAAATACGACATCGCTTCCTTTCTTGCAGACAATCACAGAAGCCATCGGTTTGATAGAAGTCAGGTAAGGATGATTAAACGGAGCGGATAGCTTAAGACTATCGATATTTTCAGCATCTTCCTGAATCTGGGCTTCTGTGATAGCAAGTTTTGCAAGATTCGGATGATAAAAAAGAGAACCATCCACATATACTTTGAATAAACTCATAGGCGGCCCTCCCTGTATCTGAACGTAGTGGTTCCGGTGCTGGTTACCTTCACAGAGTTGTTTCCATAGGCAAGCTGCAGTTCAGGGATTTCCCAAGTGCCTGCGCTAATAGTCTTTGAAAAAGAATCTGTACCAATTTTCCATGCAAGGGTAGTTTCTGCAGATGTTGTGATGGAAGGCACAACCGGCATAAAATCATTTGTAAGAGTAACGGTTTTAGTTCCGGTTATTTGTGCCACAGTCTCATCAACATGATAGCGATATGCATCACCATCAGAGCAGCTAAGAGTAAGCTGACCTTTATTTGAAATAGGGTCATACACTGAAGTTGCTTCAATGGTTCCAACACAATAAAGGCTAGGTTCTTCAGAACAGATAACATTTACCAGCCTTCCAGCAAACTGATTTACAATGGCACTTACTTTGTCATTAAAATTACCGCGTGTTCCGAGCATTGACAAAACTATAGTAAAGGCTCTTGGCTGGAAGGATACCGAACCAAGAGCCTCTGTGAATCTTATAGGAGAATTGCGACCGGGAACAACGACGGTTTCACTTTGAGATTGTGGCGTTGGAAAGTCGATGCTTTCTCTAAGCCAGCCCATCTGAAAAAGTGAGATACTATTGATTAAAATGTCTGGTCTCATAGTGCAAGCCTCCTTGATAATTTCTGTTGTTTTCCAAGGCCATTATCGATTGCAGGAAGTAGGCGACCAACAAGGGTTCCATCTTCCAAGTAAATACCCTTAGAACTGTTGTCTGCGATGATAGCAAGATATCTTTCCATACCAGCAGTATTCATTTTGCTATCAAGCATTCCTTCAAGCTGTTTATAGAATCCGCTAAGTGGCAGGATTGCTTCTTGTCCAGCTTCACCACCAGCCATCAGTGAGCTACCATTCATACCAAAGATAGTAGGGCGATTCATGATACCACCGTTTTTGTACCAGTCGATTGAAAGGTGAGGTACGCTAGGTGGTGCAATGGAAAGTGAGCCTGTAACCTTGAAGTGCGGTAATTTGATGTGCGGCAAAGAAATCTTCATTCCAGAGAAGAAGCCCTTAATCGCATCAACCACAGATTTCACTTTATTCTTTGCAGCTTCAATCGGTGTAGTGATAGCCGACTTGATACCATTCCATACAGAAGTAGCAGTGGATTTGATTCCGTTAAACACAGATGATACGGTGCTCTTTACGGAATTGAATACCGATGAAACCTTACTCTTAATACCATCAACGACAGTGGTGATTGCAGTTTTAATGCCAGTCCATACAGTGGTAGCAACGCTCTTTATGGCGTTGAATACTGTGGTGACGACAGTTTTTACTGCATTTACAACAGTTGTTACGTGCGTCTTGATTGCGTTCCAAACCGTAGTAAAGACAGTTTTTATCGCATTCATTACGGTGCTGACAACTGTAGATATCGCGTTAATTGCACCGGATACTTTTTCCTTAATAGCATCCCAGACTGCAATAATGATTTCTTTACAGTTCTCCCAGATAAATCTAAATGGAAGGGTGATGATATCAAAGGCTGCTTCCAGAATGGATGCGATAAACATGATGGCAGTCTGAACAGTATTCTTGATGCCTTCCCACAGTCCTGTGAAGAAGTCAACGATTCCAGTCCACAGATTTACAAAGAAATCTCTGATACCAGTCCACACTTCGTTCCAGCTTGTACCGAACCAGCCAAGTACAACATCCGCCACACCACGAAGAACGTTCATGATGTTAGTAAAAGAGTTGACGATAAAGTTCCAGATGGATAAGAAGATGCCTTTTACACCTTCCCATACTTGTGACCAGTTACCAGTGAAAATACCAATAAAGATATCAAGAATGCCAGTAATGATGCCAAGCGTCTCTTCTAGTACATTTGCGATATAGGTAAATAAACCTTCAAAAATAGGAGCAAGGAAATCGCACAGACCATTCCATATAGCAGATACCACTTCACTGAAATTTTCAAAGTCAAAACCGAGTGCATTAAGTCTGTCTGTGATACCCTGTGCAAATCCTGAAAAGATGCTTTTGATACGCTCCCAGATGGCAGTAATCTTATTTCGGAATTCTTCATTGGTATTCCAAAGATGAACGAAAGCACCAACTAAGACAGCAATAGCAGCAACGACAGCAATTACAACGGGATTAATACCCATGATTGCTGTACCGACTTTGCTCATCACTCCGGATAAACCACCAGCCTTTGATACAAGACTTGTTATTTTCAGTCCGAATTTGCTAAAGGCCTGCATCGCGACACCGACTTTTGATATCACGGTTCCTAGAATCACTAGCGCTGGGCCAAGAGCAGCAACAAATAATCCAATCTTAACGATGACTTGTTTTGTGCCATCATCCAGATTGTTTAGCCAAGTTACAAACCCTTGAATCTTAGAAACGATATTTTTTACCATTGGCATCAGAGCTTCACCAATTGAGATAGCAAGTCCCTCTAATGCAGATTTAAGAATTGTAAGCTGACCAGATAAGTTATCAAGCCGTGTATCAGCCATCTGCTGAGCAGCACCGGCACTGTTTGTAATGGAATTTTGTAAGCTATCCCATGTCTCACCAGTATTTGCAAGAAGGGCATTTACTGATGAAAGGTCGGTCTTGTTGAAGATGGAACTGATGATATTTGTTTTCTCCGCAGAGGTCATGCCTTCCATACTGGTATTTAGGTCACCAAGGATATCATTCAAAGAACGCATATTTCCTTGTGAGTCATAAACATTAACACCGAGCTGTTCCATACAGGCAGCAGCTTTATCAGTGGGATTCTGCAATGAAAGAATGACGTTACGAAGATGAGTACCACCTTCGGCTCCCTTGATACCGTTATTTGCAAGGATACCAAGTGCAGTATTTAATTCTGCAGTACCGCCTTTAATGGATTTAGCAGTAGCACCAATAGTAAGAATACCTTCACCTAACTGTGATACAGAAGTGTTGGTGCTGGATGCAGTTTTTGCCATCTGGTCAACCATTGTATCTGCTTCGGATGTTTCCATTCCAAGGGCAGACATAGCATCAGTGACCATGTCGGAAGCGGAAGCAAGGTCGATATTACCGGCAGCAGCAAGGTTCAGTACTGTTGGTAAGGTATCGACCATTTCCTGTGTATCGTAACCAGCAAGAGCCAGATAGTTTAATGCTTCCGCACACTCACTTGCAGAGAAGGCTGTCTCAGAACCCATCTGCTTTGCAAGGTCGGAAAGGGCCTCCATTGTATTGACACTTTCACCATTGACATTTGACATGGAATCTTTAGTGATTCCCATTGTCGCCTGTACCTGACTCATTGAACTTTCAAAATCGGCTGCGGTCTTTACGGAAGCAATGCCCATTCCAGTTACTGCAGCAGATACAACAGATACTTTCTTACCAACATTTGTAATTCCATTACCGACGGATTCAAGCTTGGAGCCCACATCACCAATCTTTGTAAGCGTAGCATTGGTTGTTGATGCCTGCTGTTCTAATCGTTTTAATTCAGCCTCGGTCTCGATGATTTCTCTTTGGAGAGCATCATATTGCTCTTGTGTTATTTCACCTTTTTGTAGCTGTTCATTTGCTTGCTCAGCAGCGGTCTTTAGTGTGGCTAGCTTTTCTTTGGTTTCTCCAATAGCCTGTGTCAGTAATTTTTGTTTTTGAGAAAGTAGTTCTGTGTTGTGAGGGTCAAGTTTTAACAGCTTTTCTACATCTCGTAGGGCAGATTGCGTATTCTTAATCTGACCATTTACACCTTTTAAGGCGGTTTGTAGCTTAGTGGTATCGCCGCCAATTTCAACGGTAATACCTTTGATTCTATTTGCCATTGGCGGTTACCTCCTTTTAGAATTTGTCAAAATCCTCCTGCGTTGCAAGATTGTCATATGTAGCTCCGTCGTTGCCTTTTTCCGTCCAGATATCCATCACCATTCCGATAGTTAACAGGTCAAGCTCAGCAATGGAGATACCGATTTCTACGCAACGCAGAAGGAAGAGTGCGGTTGTCATTTCGCGATTACTGCGTTTAAGTTTTTTTTAGACTCTACGTCGGTAATCAGATTTGTACCCCAGAGTTCAAGAATTTCTGGAAGCACCTCGTAAATAGAGAACATTTCAAACTGGTCAAGCCAATCATCAATATCCTCCGGAATGTTGTGGTCAGCATGGTAAGCCATGATGTAGGCCACGTTTTCAAAAATCTCCAAGTCCTCGATGGCAAAAGAAGAACCTGCCTCACTGTTACCCTTATAAGAGGATTCCAGTTTAGACAGGTCTTTGAAGATGTCTCTTTTGAACTTTGCGCGATAAAGTCTTGGAATAGTGGCAGAAGAGCGGAAGGCGACTTCTTTATCACCAACCTTGATAGTTTTACTAAGCATACGATTCCTCCTTAACCAGCAGCGGTAGGCTCAACAGGAATATATACCTGCTTGTACCAATCGTTGTATGTTGCTTCGCTAGTGGTATCACCGGTTCTACTCTTAACAAGACCATCCTCACGAGGGTCAGCAGTAAGAGAAAGTTTCTCTGTACCCGGTTCGATAGTATCTTCCTTGGTTTCAGATTCAATAGAAGGACGAGAAGCGGTGCAATTATAAAGAACGTGACGGATGCAGCGAACATCACCATCAAATTCAAATAACAGTGCAAATTTCTCCATCTCAGTAACCTTAGAGCTTTCGATAAGAATACCGTTCTTGTCTAAGGTTTCCTTCAAGATATCTGTGCGGAACCATTCAGGAATCAATGCGATTTCAAGGTCGCCGCTATAACCATTGTTTGCAGTAGAACGGAAATATACGATACCGTCTGCATAGAACGGACTAGAATCACCCTCGGCATCAAGACTGATACTTACTGCACCCGGAATAGGCTGAGGTGTAGCGTAGGTGTAATTACCGTCTTCTGTTTTTGTAAGCTTTGCAGCATGAACATTTTTAAGATTGTATTTTACTTTATTGCCCATGATTTATACCTCCATTTCAAATGTATATAGGACTTCATAGAGCTTTTCGCTCTCAATCCAGACTTCGGATTTGTTATAGAAAATGCTGTGGTTATCAAGCACAGCCTCGACGCTGTTTTCGAGTGCAGGATTTTTGCAGTCGGTGTACAGCTCGATATGAAATTCATTTATCTTCACGTAGACCTTTCCATCGGCAGCAAAGTTATCACTGCCGGGAATCAGATAGCAGATAAATGGTGGTTCAGGAGATTCACCTTCAGCAAAATGGTCGTATGCAAAAGGAAGCTGTATCTCCTGTAAAATAGCAAGAATTCTATCCATTTCTTAAGCTCCTTTCGATGGCCTGTTCAAATGATTCAATACCAGCCTGTTCTGCAGCAGCAATATGAGGTCTTGCAGCAACACGACCGCCACCACGTTTGGCATGACCAAATTCCAACAGGTGTGCAAGCTGATATCTGTTTCTGGAATAGACTGTTACCTCCATGCCGTTGGAAGATTCCTTGGTCGTTTTCACAGACCAGCTTTTGCTATATTTGCCGCTGGCTTTTGGAGCAGTAGATTGAATCTGCTTCCTGACTTCATTACCAGTTTTCTTAACAGCCGCTTTCAAATCATCGGTAGCAAGGTCAGCATATTCCTTAAGACCATCCATGATAACGGATGCCATCTGGTCAATAGATACTTTTGTCGCCATATTTATCGCCTCACTTTCTGACAGGATAATTTGATGCATTTGCGTTTGTAATTTATATGGTCAACAGCCTTGATGTCATAAAGCTCACCGGAAAATTCAACACGATAATGCGTAGAGTCGAGCACGGCCGCTTTCTTGCACCAGCGGATAGTAAAGTCGATTTTAGAATCATCAACGATGGTGCCTGCATCGGTTTCTTCTTTTCCAGCTTCACCACTAACGGTGGCATAGCAGGTATAGAAGGGTACCCATTCATTTTTATGATTCCCGATAGCGTCTGTCGTGACTGCGTTTTTTGAAATTGTTATGCGAACATTCAATAAACCAATATCCATCAGAAGACCTCCTTACGGGAACCGAATAAAAGTGAACGAAGAGTAATGGTAAGAGCGTGATGGTCAGCTTCTTCTCTGTGTTCATATAGATATGCAACGCTGTACATGATTGCAGGCTTTGCATTCTCGATTTCAAAAAGAAGAGATTCATCATCGACTCTGAGGATATCCATACAGATACGTCGGGCAGATGCTATGAGCATTTCGATTAAGCTATCATCATCGTCATAATCCACTCGCAGATAATTCTTCATTTCTTCTAGTGTTACAAGCATTGCTCATCGCCTCCAATCAAGAAATAAGCGATGCCACTCTAGCTTGAATGGCACCGCTGTTAGATTTCTTAAGCCTTAGCAGTAGTAGTGCTGTCAATCTTCAAAATCTGTACTGCTTCAGGAAGGATAAGCTTACCATCGACACGTTCCTTAGCAACGAAGCCAATCATACCGTTTCCAGCAAAAAGCTCAGTAAGCTGCTTGAAAGAACGAGTACCACGGTCGCCAATGTTGTAGTAGCTGTAATCACCGAAGGAAATCGCATCTTCAGGTGCAAAAGGAGAAGTGTAAACAGGATATCCAAGAAGCTTATCCGGTTCACCAGCCTGATAAGAAGGCTGCCACATACTCCATTGCCATCCTTGAAAGTACGGATAGTAGCGATAATCTGGTCATTCATAATGAATGCAGAGTTCTTTCTGTAAGGACGCTTAAGCGCATATACAAGATTCATGATGTCGTCTGCAGTAAGCTTAGTTACTGTCTTATAAACAGTACCACCGCCAGTTGCAGCGAAAAGACCAAGAGGCTGACCTACACCGGTACCGTTAAGGAATGCATCTTCCTCAGCATTTGAAAGTGCCTTACCGAATTCCTCGATGATGTAATTTTCAAGGTTGAACGCATTGTCATAAAGCAACTCTTCGGTTACCTTGATGGCTACATGAAGCTTGTGGGCATCAAGTAAAATCTGTGCAAACTTAGCATCAGAGAACTGAAGTGCGCCACCTTCCTCAATCCATGCTGCTGCAGGTTCTGTAGAAGCAATGTTGATTTTGTGGTCGCCAGAAGTAGTAATCTTGTGGCCAAGCTTACGCATAATGTTTTCGCCTTCAAGTACACGGATTAAGCGGCTGTCGTACTCTTCAGGCACAAGGTAGCCACCATCAGCATCGACACCTTCCTGTAAGATATTAGATACCTGACGGAAGTTTGTACGAAGGGCAGTAAGCATACCTTCTTTGTATGCATCAGATGCACGACCAGTCTTCTTGTCATGTGCCATGTTTCCAGAAGGCTTAGAAGTAAGCGGAGTATTGATAGGCATGCTCATTTCAGCCTCACGCTGTTCCTGACGTTCAAGTCTGTGAATTTCATTTGTAAGAGCATCAATATCTGCTTCCATCTTTGTGTAAGTAGCATCGTCCTCGACAGAAAGAACACCCTTGTCGGTACGATGAGATTCAAGGAATGCTTTAGCTGCATCCAAAGCTTTATTACGCTTTTCGCGAAGTTCCATAATAGTCATGGTTATTTACCTCCATTAAATGTATTTCTTGATTGTGTTAAGGTGCTCCATTAGTTCATCAACAGAGCGACCAGTAGGTTCTGGCTCGACTTTTTTCGAGTCTATGTGACATTTTGCAGCGAGCTTCTCCATAAGAGAATTAGTGACTGCAACGCGAGAGTAGGTTGCTGCTACAGCAGGCTGAGGAATATCATTTTCAGCTTCATTGCGTTTCATGACTTCATCAGCAAATCCAAGTTCAACTGCCATATTTGCATTCATCCAAGTTTCTGCATCCATGAGATGAGATAACTTGGCGCGGCTAAGACCGGTCTTGATTTCATAGGCATTGATAATGGATTCTTTGACTTCATCAAGCATTGCGATAGCTTTTTCCATCTCGCCTGTATTACCAAAAGCAACGGTCATCGGATTGTGAATCATCATCATGGATACCGGAGAGACCAGCACTTTTGTACCTGCCATTGCAATGACTGATGCAGCAGATGCCGCAATACCATCGATTTTGACTGTGACGTTGCCTTTGTAATCCATCAGCATGTTGTAAATCTGAGCAGCAGCGACGCAATCACCACCGGGAGAATTAATCCAAACGGTGATATCACCGCTGCCTGAAAGCAGCTCATCCTTAAAAAGCTGCGGTGTGACGTCATTATCAAACCAGCTTTCCTCGGCGATTGTTCCGTTTAGAAACAGAGTTCTCTCCATCGTCTGTTCCTGAGTCTCCTGATTTGTCGTCATCTGATTTTTCCACTTCCAAAACTTCTTCATCGGAATCTTCCTCCTTTCCAGCAGCAGTGGTCGCTGCAAAAATACCTGCATCCTCCAGCTTGGTCATGTTTCCATTGATGAGATATAAATCACCACCAAGTTCCGGTGGAATGCGGTCTAGGTTCTCAAGCTCACGAATGTCATTAGCTGACATCCAGCCATTCTGTCTTGCGGTGGCATAACCGTTCATTCGGCTCTGATAATCACCACGCAGCAAGCCATCGACATTAAACTTGACAAAATAAGCAGCTTTCTCTGAATCCGTAAGAAGGGCACGATTCAAGGACTTTTCCCAACGAACTATCCAAGGCTCCAATGTGTACTTCACGAACTCCAGTGATTGCTGCTCAATATTAGAAAAGCTCGATTTCTCCAAGTCGCCAACCATATGCGGTGGCACTCTAAAGATTCGAGCTATTTCATCAATCTGAAATTTTCTTGTTTCCAGAAACTGTGCTTGTTCTGGAGAGATGGAAATAGGTGTGTAGTGCATGTAGAGTAGGCAAGTGCCGCCTTGCATTGTTTCCAATGTAGGTTTGCACAAACCGCTCCCCAAACCGTGCTTACACCTCTCGATGTACACGGCTTTCCATTTACACTATGACGAATAATGAATTTTCTTATGGCATTCTTTACAAACAACCAGTGTTTTCCGCTTTCTTGCAATCATAGCCATTTCCCATTGCTCTTTACCTTTGAGGTTTTTCATTTTGTTCACATGATGAATCTCAAAGGAAATGCCGTTACCCTCTGCACCGCATAATTCACATTTGCAAGCCTTCAATCTGGTTTCAAGAGAATTCCTTGTGTTGAAATGAATATGGTTCTTTACCGTATCCACATTTGGCTCATCAAATACCGTTCCACGTTTGAAATCAGAGAATTTCACAATCATCATGCGTTTTTTCTCTTTTTTCGTTTCGTAGGGAATGCCCCATGACTTACTGCACTTGAACATCCTCTTTACACCAGATATTCTGGTTTTATGCTTCTTGGCAAGTGTTTTCAGGCAACTGTATTCCATCAGATAAACGAAATACGTCAGCTTTGAAAAATTACTGGCTATGCTGTAATAATTACAGATTCCACGAGTTTGCGAGTTATAGGTATCTACAATTTCAAGGTCTGTAAGACCCGCCATCGAGTTTCTCTGCCATGGGACGAGACTGCCGTCTTTACCTTGGATAACAATCTCACGGTCATACATAAACTTCTCTATCGGCTCAATCGGAATAAGCAGTTCCACGGAATTATTGAGTGTCCTCTGTACAACCCCGTTGGCTTTTCTCTTTGTCTGTTGGCATCTGCGCACGTTGATGTCATATCCGAGAAAATGGGCGTTTTCAGAACTGTGCGTGATTCTTGTTTTCTCGTCAGACAGTTCCAGTTTCAATTCTGTTGATACAAACTGCATAAGCTCCTGCTTTATATGCTCCGCATCTTCACGGCTTCCGCTGACACCGATAATAAAATCATCGGCATAACGTACATAGGCAATTTTCTTGTCGGAAGCGTCCTTGTAAGGCAGTCTGCGCTTTTCCACTTCAAGTTTGTGAATCTGCTTTAGCAGTTCTTTCTTTTCCGTGTCATCAACGCATTCACCGTAACGTTTTCTTAACTTGACAATCTCCCTTGCCTTTTTGCCGTATGCAGGTGTATAGGCATAATCAGCAGGCGTATTAAACTCTTTTTGCATTACCTCCACTTTCTTATCCAGTTCATGCAGATAGATATTTGCAAGAATCGGGGAAAGTATGCCGCCCTGCGGAGTTCCGCTGTACGTCTTGTGATACTCCCAGTTTTCCATGTAGCCTGCTTTCAGAAACTTTCCTATCAGATTTATGAACTTGCTGTCCTTAATCTTTTCAGAAAGCAGATTCAGCAGAACCGCATGGTCAATGTTGTCAAAGCACCCCTTGATATCACCCTCGACAAACCACTTCGTACTGCGGAACGAACGGCTGATTTCTTTTAACGCTGTATGACAGCTTCTATTCGGTCTGAATCCGTGCGAATGGGCACTGAAAACAGGCTCATAGACTGCTTCAAGTATCTGTCTTACCGCATCCTGTACCAGCTTGTCTCTGAATGACGGGATGCCTAACGGACGCATTTTACCGTTGCGCTTAGGAATATAGACACGTTTTACCGCTTTAGGCTCATAGGTCAGGCTTTTCAGTTCATCAGTAATCTGATTCACGTATTCCTTTCCAAAACCGTCAGCCGTATCATTATCTACACCCTCGGTTCCTGCGCCCTTGTTTGCATAAAGGTTTTTGTATGCGGTCATGTAAATATCTTCTCGCAAAAGATACCTATAGAGCCGCGTGTAGATACCGTCTGAATGCTCTTCAGAATTTCTATACATTCGTTCTAAAATTTCAGATGTTGGCTTCATTGAGGTTTCTCCTCCCTTTCACCTTTCCTTTTAGAGTTGCATAAACTGCGTTCCTTTGCCATGTAAGAGCCATTAACTCTCTCGGACTACTACGAACGCTCCGTACCCATGGGCGGTATTCAAGTCCTGTAGACTATAGCCTTTCGGCATCTGCCTTTAGGGTATCCCCAGTTAGCGTCACTGCTTGGTATGCTCGGATTGTCGGTTTCGCTTTAGACCCTTTAATACAGGTTCTCCTGCTCGTGCCGTGACATTTGCAATCATGCTGCCTTTGAAGGATGTAAAGACAGCCGGTCACGGAATGGGTAACAGGCTAATTTCCCAATTCCCCTCGGAAATGGACACTCAAGTCTCACGTTCAGTAGATAACTTAAACCTCATATCCGATTGTTGTGGCGGTTCAGTCGTACCCTTTAGCCTTTGGGTAACTTACCGCTTTCCTGCCGTGCTATGTTCCCGTATCAGCTTTCGCTTTGCGGTAAGGCAGGTCAACTCACCCATGATTGTGGGTGGTAGTACCAAACTCTACTATCAATGACGCCCCTCTGGACGCACACCTTCTTCCAAGATTGCAACTTTATGAGAGTTGCTGCCGGAGAAGCCTTTGTTCCAGCTTTCTCTGATGGCATCAGGATTCTTTACCGTTCCCGGATACTCTAAAAGGCCTCCCGGTGTTGCTCCATTAGCGAAGAATTTAGCACCATATTCTTCAGTTGCAATAGAAAGACCGATTGCATTTTTAGCCATTGCGATGGGAGAGTATCCGACTAAACCATCAAAGCCAAGGCCCGGTATATGAAGCACATCTGATGGCTTCAAGGTTACGGTTCCCGTTTTACCTGTATTGGCATCGGAATCCTGCATTTGATATTGGTAGTAAAGTTGGCCTTTATCATCTCTATCAACCGACATTCGATTTGGCATCAAAGGATACAAGCCAACGACCTGACCTTTACCATTGCGGATAATTTGTGCATAAGCATTACCCCACAATAGAAGGTGCGTCATGAGTGTTTCCCTGAATACAAATGATGTCATTTCAGGATTCGGCTCATCATGTAGCAAGGTATAAAGTGGATGGTCGATAGCTTTTGCTTTAGAACCACCATCTTTGTACTGATAAAGATGAACTGGTAATCCAGCAATAGACTCTGACAGGATACGGACACAGGCATAAACTGCAGTCATCTGCATGGCAGAACGTTCATTTACTGATTTGCCAGAGGTGCTTCCACCAAATAAGAAGCGGTAGCTGCTTCCGTTTATACTATTTGTGGGCTTATCTCTTGAACGAAATAAACCAGAAATAAAGCTCATATATCATCACCAGCCTTTCCTAAATAAACAAAATGCCTCTGTTATCGTAGACAGAAGCACCGGTATCATTTCCACAGCGGATTGCACGGTCAAGGCCCATAATCGTTGCAATGGCACCATCAATCTTCTCTGTGGATTTCTCTTTATCTGCTTTAATATTTCCAGCCGGGTCAGTACGGATATAAATGTTATCCATCATCCAGCGCAGTACCGGATGACCACCGTGGGCCAGTTTCTCTTCAAGTGTTAGTTTCATAAGTTCCTTGGTAGGTGGGGACATATCTTTGAAGCCCTGACCGAATGGAACAACAGTGAATCCCATATTTTCAAGGTTCTGCACCATCTGGACAGCACCCCAACGGTCAAAGGCGATTTCTCTGATATTGAATCGTTCACCAAGTCGCTCTATGAATTTTTCAATATAACCGTAGTGAACAACGTTTCCTTCAGTAGTTTGCAGGAAACCTTGACGCTCCCAGACATCGTAAGGAACATGGTCTCGTCTGACTCGCAGGTCTAATGTATCTTCCGGTACCCAGAAGTATGGAAGAATAGCATACTTATCATCTTCATCTGTAGGTGGGAACACCAATACAAATGCAGTGATATCTGTAGTGGATGACAAGTCCAGACCACCATAACAAACACGACCTTCAAGGTCATCTTCATTAACACGGAAGGAGCAGTTGTCCCATTTCTCCATTGGCATCCATCTGACTGCCTGCTTTACCCATTGGTTTAGACGAAGCTGTCTGAAGGAGTTTTCTTCACCGGGATTTTGCTTTGCAGACTCACAAGCAGCTTTTACTTTATCGATACCAACTGTGATACCAAGGGAAGGATTCGCTTTCTTCCAGACCTTCGGGTCAGTCCAATCATCTGATTCATCAGCACCATAGATAACAGGATAGAAGGTTGGGTCGATTTTTCTTCCCTCTAAAATATCCTTAGCTTTCTGGTGTGTTTCATAACAGATGCTATTGGTATCAGTACCAGCAGTTGTGATAAGGAAGTAGAGCGGCTGCATACGAGCATCGCCGGAACCCTTGGTCATAACATCAAACAGTTTTCTATTTGGCTGCGTGTGAAGCTCATCAAAAACAACGCCATGAATATTGAAACCATGCTTTGAATAAGCCTCAGCAGAAAGTACCTGATAGAAGCTGTTTGTCGGTTGGTACACAATACGCTTCTGAGAAGCAAGTATTTTCACTCTTTTATTAAGCGCCGGACACATACGCACCATATCTGCAGCAACATCAAATACGATAGTTGCCTGCTGACGGTCAGCAGCGCAGCCATATACTTCTGCTCGTTCCTCACCATCACCGCAAGTAAGCAGTAGGGCGACAGCTGCGGCAAGTTCAGATTTTCCCATCTTCTTAGGAATTTCCACATAAGCTGTATTGAATTGTCGATAACCATTTGGCTTTAATGTACCGAATATATCTCTGATGATTTGTTCCTGCCAATCTATCAGTTCAAAGGGTTTACCTGCCCATGTTCCTTTGGTGTGACACAAGCATTCGATAAAATTCACCGCGTAATCTGCAGCTTCCTCATCGTAGTGGGAATCCTTAGCTTTGAACTTTGTCGGCTTATATTTATTCAGTTTTCTCAAGTTTTCACCTCCAAAAGGGCATAAAAAATAGCCGCATCATTGCGACCGACATAACGAGATACAGGGCCTTACGGCTCTGCATCCGGGATTTTATATTTCCGGGTTATTAATTGTAATTCTGTAAGAGAATGCAGTAGGCAATATGTGTTGCTTCATCATCCTCAGCTGGTTCGATGTCCCAGCCTCTGTCGTAGTTGGCTGTAATCTTACCGGCTATCTTAATGGTCAGCTTGGAAATACGACCATTGTTGATTCCGTACTCGCTTCCTTCCTCAAAAGCCTTGACCCAGTAGTGGGCGATGGTGTACTTATCGCCTTTTGGAATTCCAATGGTTCCTTCGTGCCACATCCTTGTCGCCTCCTTACTTTGCAATGCTCATCTTGAATGCAGGAATGCGTTCTTTCTTACCTGTTTTCCAGTCGTCGTAGCGGCTGTTGATTTCTGTAAGACCGTCAAGTGTGCATCCTTTTTTCTGAAGCTCTGCAATCGTTGTGATAAGGCTTGAGAAGGTTGAGCTGATGGTAAACTCGCTGATTCCAAGACGCTTGCAGTTTTCAAGGATTGGGTCGATGTCGTAATCCCAGATAACTTCGGCGAAGTTGATGAGGTCGTTACCTGCATCAATGCTGTAGAAGTAGGCTGCACCGAAGGTTGGGTTTATGTCGATGTCCTTGAAGTGTGTTCCGTTTTCTGCTGCTTTGTCTAATAATTCAATTCTTGTCATGGTAGGTTCCTCCTAAATGTGTATTTCCTTTTGGTAGTACTATATATCACTCTAAAAGCACATAATAGCAAGCTAATTAGAGTCATATATGTGACAAATATCAGCTGCAAAAAGTGTGTAAATTACAGCTTTTTTACGCGGTCGACGCCATATACAACATTGAGTCCGGAACCGTTATCCCAGCGCACCATCAAGCTGCCGGTATCATCAACTCCAAGAACTGTTCCCTGTGTTCCGATTGGTGGGGCCTGTACATCATCCATCTCTAAGAGTTCAACACGAGTACCGGCAGGATATTGATTTCTTAATCGTTCAACGATTGCTGCATTAGGAAATCGCATCTTCATGCACCTCCTTTGCAGGTGAGCCGTTTCTGAAAGCGGAACTTCCGGTTAAATTCTTGAGTAAGATTTTTCTTGTTGCCTTATGTGCATCACCAATAAATCCAAGGCGAAGCAGGAAGCAGCGAAATGCGTACTTCTCATTGTCTGTAGGTTTCTCAGCAGAGTTGATTCTTTTCTGTTTGATGCTCATCTGGCAAAGGGCTGCGATAAAAGCAGTGTATGCAGTGCATTCCTCGGCAGCAGGCATCTCTTCAAACCAAGGAAATGAAATAGCATCTTCCTCGATAATGATTGGAAGTTCTGCAATACCAAGAGCCTTTTTAATGAGTGTTCCTTTTGCATCCAGAAGGTTGGTAAGGTTGCCAACTGCGACCTTATCAAGTGGAATGGAAATGGTAAGTCCAGTAGTTTCTGACATAATGAAATCCTCCTTTTGATTTGGTAGTACATTAATCACTCTAAAGGCACATAATAGCAAGCTATATATCCAACAAATATGTGCCTTTAGAAGGTGTAGTTTTTGTCTATCAATCAGCGTCGGATTCTTCTGTGATAGCTACCTCATCATAAGAATAGGTAAGACCATCACGGATAACAGAAACGCCATCGGAAGTACCTACTTGTTCAATGTAGCGCTTCACGATGACGTCCGCGTATTTTTCATCTAATTCAATTGTGTGGCAGATACGACCGGTCTGTTCGCAAGCGATAAGTGTGCTGCCGGAACCGCCAAACGGGTCAAGTACGATGCAGTTGCTCATGCTGGAATTCATAATCGGATATGCAATTAATGCAATCGGCTTCATCGTAGGATGGTCGGCATTTTTCTTAGGCTTTTCAAATTCCCAGATAGTAGTTTCTTTTCTACCGGAATACCACTGATGCTTGCCGGACTTCTTCCAACCAAACAGGCAAGGTTCATGCTGCCACTGATATGGAGAACGACCAAGTACAAGAGAAGGTTTCTTCCAGATACAGCAACCGGACAAATAGAAGCCTGCATCAGCGAATGCTTTTCTAAAGTTCAAGCCTTCCGTATCAGCGTGGAAGATGTAAATTGAAGCATCCTCGGCCATAGTCTGTTCCATATCGGTAAAGGCATCCAGCAAGAACTGATAGAAGGAATCATTATCCATGTTATCGTTCTGAATCTTACCTGCAGTGCCTTCGTAGTTTACATTGTACGGAGGGTCAGTCACTGCCAAATTTGCCTTCTTGCCAGCCATCAGCATTTCATAGGATTCAGCCTTAGTGCTGTCTCCGCAGAATAGGCGGTGTGAGCCAAGGCACCAAAGGTCACCGGTCTTGGTGATGGTAGGCTTCTGTAATTCTGCTGCAACATCAAAGTCATCTTCTTTGATATTGTCCTTTGTAGAATCTTTGAATAAATCATCAAGCTCTGCAGGCTCAAAACCTGTAAGGGATACATCGAAGTCAGCACCTTGAAGGTCTGCAATCAATAATGCTAATTTATCGTTATCCCATTCACCACTGATTTTATTCAGTGCAACATTTAATGCTTTTTCATGTTCGACATCAAGCTCAACAACTATGCAGTCAACTTCTGTCATACCCATATCCTGAAGCACTTTTAATCGCTGATGGCCACCAACCACGCAGCCGGTAGTGGCATTCCAGATAACAGGTTCCACATAACCAAACTGCTCAATCGAGCGTTTTAATTTTTCATATTCAGGGTCACCGGGCTTCAAGTCTTTACGAGGGTTATACTCCGCAGGAAGAAGCTCTGCGACATTTTTCTTTTCAATCTGCATAAGCGACCTCCTTAAAACAATCCCCATTCAGCGAACTTTTCAAAGCCGCCAACGGATGTAATATATTCTGCTGCAATATCTACGAGTTCTTGATATGGATGTCCATCAATAGTGTCATCACCAATAGCGCAGGCAATCTGTACAGGTTTTCCGGTTTCCTGAGCTTTCAAGAATGCATAGATATTAAGTGTGACATCAGCCTTGGATAAGTCTTTACCATGAAGACCACCACCAGTCACAGAGTCTGCCATATCGCTTCCAAGCTTTCTATTAGTAGCGCCGGTATCAACATCTGTCCCTCCAGTCCAATCACCGAGAGGATTGACTTCTGCAGGAGGGTACATATTTGAAAGCTCAGCAGTAGAAGCATTACTCTGGCATATGATAAGTCTTGCTTCATCAATAATGTACTTTCCGTCATATGGATAATGTGTGTAAATATCATGCGCAATCACAGATAGAGCTTTCTGTTCCTCTGTAAGAGGCATTCCCTTGAAGATGCCATTATCACCACAACGAATACCATCAGACTGGTTATCGGATAAGTGCTTATCCTGTGGAACGATATCAATATCAGCCCATACTGCACCGGCGATTCTGTGAATTGCATCTTCAACATCTAATGGATTGATAGTAGCAGTAGTTTCAATAATCACATGACACTTGCCATGTCCGATAAGGACTTCAACTGCAATCTTTGGAGCAGCTTCTGTTTTATAAGCTAAGTCAACAACTGCACCAGCAATTCTATCTGCCACCTTATCCGGATGACTTGGATTTACTTTTTCAATCATAGTTAGTTTCCTTTCCTTGCGCGAAGCAGGCGCTCCATAGCATCATCCATTGGAGTGGCACCGCTGTATTCAGTAGCGCAATTTTCTTTTACAATTTGATAGATTTCCATCCAGAGCCTGTTGGTCTGGCTCATGAAATTCTGACTCATGGCAACATAGGGTGATTGGATTGCATTACCAGTAGTAGGGTGCTTTGCAAGGAAACCAAAATCAGATATGGCTTCTTCGCATTGAATCCATCTGGCAACGCTCATCGCATAGCGTTCAAGCAACTGAGGAGAAACGAGTGTTGCACACTTGCGTTCTGCCAGCCACTCCCATGTAGCAATATAAACTTCTTCAGCCACCAGCGGTTTTCCGTCCTTCTGAGTAGCGGATAACAGCTTGGATGGTTTGGGCATTTGCTGACCTTCTAAATCGACCGCTTTATTATCGAAGTCGATGACAGTCAACGTTCTCTTGCCCGGATTACCCTCAGCGATTTTGTCAGCTAAGGGCTTCTTTTTGGCTCCGGCACCGATGCGAGCGCCACCACGGTTTGTACCGTCCTTAGCCATAATTCATGCACCTCCTTATATACCCCGTTTGAAACCGCGACTTTGCGCGTGTGACCCCACGCCCGTTCCACGGGAGATTTGCTGTAGAGATTTGACCGGCCCCTAGGGTCATTCTTTGTTGTGCCAGCGGTCACCATGTTCAGCATGAATCCTTGCATGACACGCTTTGCAAAGGGCCTTTAAGTTCTCTCTGTCGTGTGTTCCACCTTGGGATAGAGGCTTCATGTGATGTATCTCCTCGGTTGGCGTGTACACACCTTTCTCAAGGCAGACTTCACAAAGCGGATGGGCAGCAGCGTAGCTATCTCTGATGCGCTTCCAAGCTCTGCCATACCTTCTCTTGGTAGCAGGGTCACGTTCGTATCGTTCGTAGCGTTTGGCCTCAGTCTTGGCGTGTTCTTCACAGAAGCGACCGTCAGTAAGGTTGGGACAGCCGGGATAAGAACAGGGTCTCTTTGGTCGTCTTGGCAAACGAAACACCTCCTTGTAGGCATAAGAAAAGCCCTGTGGGTCGGGTGTGACCTACAAGGCTTCCTGTGATTTTCTTTTTCTCTATTGTAATACTATCATAAGAGAAGACTCTCATTCTATCACATTAGCTCTCATCCTTTTCTGGAACTACGATTTCCTTTAAAGCTGCGCTATGCATACGATGGACATGCTGCATAGAGTAGTTCATATCCACAGCAATCTGCTCCCAAGTGATAAAGCAAAGATATCGCTTTTCAAGAAGGGTCTGGTATTCCACATTAGGAACAGCTTTGATAACTTCCATGATTTCTTTCTTGAGATTTACAAGCTTTGCGATATCAGCTTTTAGCTCATCTTCCAAATCTAATATCTTTATAATGCAGTCTTCTAAACGGGAACCACCACGATTCGGATTACGAGGCATATCAGAAAAGGTAGTGGTGCATCTGGTAGCTAAGTCATTAAGAGAAGCTATCTGCTGTGTCTTTGAAGTAATACGCTCATCAAGATAACGAGCCTGTAATAAATATTCTTTTGCGTTCATGCAATACCTCCGGAATTAAAGATTTTCCCTTGGATTGGCACGTGTTTTCATAGGTTGTCATAGATTGGCTTTTACTGCATCAATAAGTGCATTCTGCGATACTTCTTTTAGAGATAAAGCCTTCAAGATTCTTTCATCAATGGTACCTTTGGTAATGATGTGCTCGATAACCACGGTACCGGAAGATTGGCCTTGTCTCCATAAACGGGCGTTGGTTTGCTGATATAATTCCAGCGACCATGTCAACCCGAACCAGATAAGTGTAGAACCACCAGCCTGAAGATTCAAACCATGACCTGCAGAAGCTGGATGTATGACTGCAACCGGAATATCACCATTGTTCCAATCGATAATATCTTTGCTGGTCTTTATTTCTCTGACATCAAAGCGTTTCTTGATACGCTGTAAATCATGTTTGAACCAGTAGGCCACCAGAAGTGGTTTGCCATTTGCGGATTCGATAATATCCTCTAAAGCATCCAGTTTTCTATCGTGGAATTCTACGATATTGCCTTCATCATCATAAATAGCTCCATTAGCAAGCTGTGATAACTTTCCAGTAAGAGAAGCAGCATTAGCAGCAGTGATTTCTCCTTCAGGAAGTTCCAATATGAAGTCAGCTTTGAGTTCTTCATAGCGCTGTTCTTCCTCTTCGGATAACTGAACCTCGTATTGTGAAGTAATAAGTTCTGGCATTTGCAGATGGTCGGTAGATTTCATAGAAATCGTGATATCCGATATTTTTCTGTAGATGGCATCTTCTGCATAAGGCATTGGCTTGTAAGAGTAGATGATTTCGCCATTTCTCTTATCTGGAATAAAGTAGTTGTTGCGATAGTGGGTGATGAAGCGACCTAAACGTTCTCCAAAATCCAGAAGCTTAAATTCTGCCCATAAATCCATCAAGCCATTGGAACTTGGTGTACCAGCCAAACCAATAATTCGTTTTACCTTTGATCGAACCTTCATTAAGGACTGGAATCTTTTGGACTTGTGATTTTTGAAAGAAGAGAGCTCGTCGATAATCACCATATCGTAATTAAATTCAAATCCGCTGCTATCAATCAACCATCCTAGATTTTCTCTATTGATAATTGTGATATCTGCGCCTGCTGAAAGTGCAGCTTTTCTTTCTTTAACAGTTCCAACAGCAACTGCATAAGTTAAATGCTTTAGATGCTGCCATTTTGATATTTCTGCTGGCCATGTATCACGGGCCACTCGAAGTGGAGCGACCACTAAGATACGATGTGCTTCAAAACTGTCGAATAGAAGGTCTGCGATGGCAGTCAGTGAAATAACCGTCTTGCCAAGACCCATATCGAGCAGTACAGCAGCTACTGGATGTGTTTCAATATAATCAATCGCATAGGACTGATAATTATGTGGAGAGAAGTTCATGTATCATACCTCCAATCCCATCAATGCTATCTATCACATAGACCTTGAAGCCAAGTGAACGAAGCTTTCTGTGTCTTGCTCTTTGAAGAGGGCGTGGGCTTTCACCGGGAGCCTTAAGCTCTACAAAAGCAAACACCCCATCAGGCAGTAATACAAGGCGGTCGGGCATTCCTCGTAAACTAGGAGACACGAACTTCGGTGCAATCCCACCAGCCTTTTCAACTGCGGTTGTTAACTTGTTTTCTATATTTTTTTCTAACATTGTCATCCTCCCATCAGGGTTTAATTTCATAATGTGCAAGGTGTATCAATGGTATTTACTGAACTTTTTTATATATAGCTTTTTATAAGCTATGGAAAAGTTTATACAGAGACCTTGATACACCTTGTCATAATAGCCATTAGTCTAAGAATTCCTCTTCAAAATCGTCCTCAGTTCTGATACGAAGGCCCTTAAAATAACGCTTTCTGTTCTGAGTAATACGCTCATAGCCTGCATTCTCTAAGGCAAAGTAGAAGTCAGCGGTACTGCGCACATACTCGTTGGTATCCATGCAGTAATTACGGTAAGCCTGATAAAGCGCAGAAGAGCTTTCTTTATACTCGCTGCCCACGTCGCACTTATCTTCAAGGAAGTGAGAGAACCAGTCATTCTGATTACGGTACTCATTGATGGCTTCCTGAACACAGGCAGGAACAGGAATCTGATAATCCAGCTCAATGACCTTCTTGGCACCTTCGATGACCCATGCAAGAATAGCTTCACCTGCATTGTCATAAAGGTATTCACTGTAATTCTTGATGTCGCTGTTGCCGGTAATCTTGGCATTGAAAGGAATAACAATAAGACGTCTCCAGATACCATCGTCCGATGCTGATACACGAGGTAAATGATTTGTGTACAGTACCAGCGTGTGACAAGGCTTGAAGGAGAAAGGGTCTTTGTATTTCTTTTCCGCAAACACATCATCAGTAGAACAAAGCTGTTTTACAGTGGAGTCATTAAGGCGAGCACCTTCCTGCATTTCTGCAGCAATCAAAAGGCGCTTCCCCTTAACCTCGGCCATCTCAGGTTTGATATTTCTTCTGCATCCAACTGTTAAGGTATCTGCAGAAATATTGCCGGAATAAAGTCCAAGCACACGAGAGATAGCATTCCAGAATGTTGATTTACCATTACGACCATCACCATAGGCAATGATGAGTGCTTCAACATATACTTTTCCAATAGCAGCAAGGCCACAAATCATCTGCACATAATCTATAAGTTCCTGATTATGCTGGAAGATAAGATTCAAACTATCCAACCATATAGGCATACCTTTCTGACTTGGTGATACCGAGGTGATTTTGGTAATAAAGTCATCTGCACAATGTTCACGTGCTCCGGCGATACCTTTACGAAGGTCATAGGTAGCTTCAGGTGTACAAAGTGCAAAACAATCTGCATCTAAGTCCCTTGGTGAAATCTCAAGCATCGGATGTGATTCCTTTAAGGTAGAAGTGACATTCTTGGAATCGCGACGTTTAATAGCAAAGTTCAAATATGCCTTGGCTGCAAGAAACTCCTGATATACCTGAAGCTGTTCTTCGTTCATAAGCTGTTCAGCCTTGGACTTGGATGTGCTATCAAGGATATTCTGAGCACCACAGTTTTTCATTTTGTCGAGAGCTTCCATCAAATCGCTGTTGGCTTCCTTCATCTGACGACGGGTAAGCTCATGTGCCACAGCCTGTGCGCCGGGTTCGCTTTCCTGCCAGTAGTGGTCAGAGTAACGAATAAAGTGTGTAGCCGGAGAGTAGCGAAGTTCATTTGAGAAGTATTTTGCTAACACCTCAGCCTGACCAACATCGGAATAATCCTCCGGTTTATAACAAGAAGGGTCGTTATATACTTCAGGTGCAACATAACCATCCTGCTGGGCAACGCGAGCGAAGAATCTCTGTGCGCTGTGCCAGATGGTAGATAATTCACTGTTATCAAGCGGTGGCACACACTTAGCAGCTTCTTCAAGGAAGGCCTGATAAGCTTTATCGCCATCACCATATTTCTTGATGACACGACCAGCGAATCTGGACATGGTTGCATTACGACTTCCTTCAGGAATGATTGTGCCATCGTACTGACCATCTTCCATATCTTCATCGAATATATCTTCATCCAAAAACTCTGTTAAATTCATACGTCCCGGATACAAAGCAACATCAGCTGCCGCGGTTCCAAAGAAGAAACGAGCTGCATCCAGTGCCTGTGTATCGAAGTAAGGAAAGATGGAATTCACTAGCTTCTTCATATCGCTGTAGAGCGTAGCATCGGATACATAATCGATTGGAAATAAAACATGGAACTTCGGTCTGGCAGGTTTGCCATTCTTCTCTTTGTTATTGAAACGACTGAAGTGGACTGCGAATGTTACACCCGGAAACGCCTGCATGACATTTTCAGGTGTGACCCAATCATCAGGATTTTCAGAGTGGTCGTTATCACAATCTACAGGTAAGCAATCGCTGCCGATGAAGTTATCACCATTGCGGTAGTTGTTTTTATATTCAGCACATACATAGTCATGGCTGATTGCTGTTTTAAGACTGGCTTCATCTAAGACAATGGTCTTATGAGGGTAGGAACAGTTACCCGGATTGCCAGTAACATCTGCGCTATAGATAGTAAACATTAGTCGTATACCTCCTCTACAGAATCTTCCAGAACCTTAGTGATGAACTTCAAAGCACGAATCATGGTTTCAAGTTCGCAATCTCCACCAAGCATAACCTCGAAGCCTTCTGTATCACCAAAGCGGTCACGCATAACACGAACATCCATATCGGTACAACCTTCATCTTTGATGCGGAAGTAGGTGCGACCACCATGACCTGTATCGCCTCCCATATAACCGGTAGAGCCTGCTTCAACTTCTAAGATGTTGCAGCTATAGATATCGCGTGAATAAGTAGTAATTTCTGTTCCGTCTTTTAATCTGCGTCTGTTTTCTCTAATTTCATACATGGTCTTAAACCTCCTAACATTCTTCTGTGAAATAGCGCAAGCGGTAGTTCTTCCACTTGGCGCGGTTGATTTCTGCTTTCATTCCTTCTGAGATGTGACTGCCAAATATCCAAACTTCAGAACATTTACTCATCAGAGCGTTTCCGAAGAACAAGCCAAGCTCACGTTCTTTTGGATTTGCATCATCAAGGAATTGTGGAAATAGCAAATGTGGTGCTATCGGGATATATCCAGCATCCACTGCGAAACGACTGTATCGTCTTGCGGCAATTACGTTTGCTTCGACGTCACCAGCATAGGGTGAGCAGATATAGACGATAGGCCTGAAAGCGCGAAGGGCATGTTCTTCCTGTTCAATAATCTCCAAGGCACCGTGTGCCGTTGGGTCAGGATAACCTTCGCTGTTGTATTTACTGATGCTCATACCAGAGTCCTCCTTTCCGGCAGACATAAAAAGAGCGTCCACCTCTAATTTCCCACTGGAGATGAACGCTCGGTTTGAGCGGAGATATTTAATCTTTTTTGTAAAAAGGTGTGGTATACCCATCCGCGCGAAGAAGTAAGCCTTTAGCCCAAGGTGGAGTTCTACCCATCTGGTCACAGATTGCATCAAGAGAGACCTTCGGGTCAGCTTCGATGACAAGTTCATCATGGATATGCATCACAATGGAGCAGCAGCGTAGTGTTTTCATGGCATAGCACAAAATATCACGAGCAGTTGCTTGTACAATATTCTCGACGAACTTTGGCCCGTAGGAATCGAGACGTTCCCATTTCTTAGTACCACCAATGCCTTCATAGGTGATGCAGGAACCTCCGAACTTATTGGTTCCGATTTTCGGCTTCACATATGCGAGCTTTCTGCCTGAAGGAAGGGTGATGAACAGCATACCGCTTTTGCAGGAGAAGGTCAGACCATTATCTGTAGTGGTATGTCTATATTTAACAGCTTCCATAACAGCACGGTCGACTGCCCACCAGAATTCAACGATACGAGGGTTGGCTTGTCTCCATGCATCCACCAGAGCAGGAAGTTCATCTTCACTAAGGCCCATATCAAGGGCACCCATTGCTTTTAAGGCACCGACACTGCCTCCATAACCAAGTGCTAATTCTGCAATCTTACCTTTTTGACGCAAGTGACCATTGATTCCGTGCTTTTCAACCGGAACCTTAAACATCTGAGAAGCAGAAGCACAATAGATGTCACCGCCTTTTTCAAAGACCTGCTGCCTCCAAGATTCACCTGCAAACCAAGCTATGACACGCGCTTCAATTGCGGAGAAGTCTGCCACATAGAAAAGGGCGTTTTCTCTTGGAATGAATGCAGTTCTTATAAGCTGGGATAAAGTATCAGGGACATCTTCATATAAGAGTTCAACGCCATCAAAATCACCGCTTCTTACAAGACTCCTAGCTTCCGATAAATCCGGCAGGTGGTTTTGTGGAAGGTTCTGCAGTTGGATATTACGACCGGAGAATCTTCCGGTTCTGTTAGCTCCGTAAAATTGGAACATGCCACGAGCACGACCATCACTGCAGACTGTCTTTTCCATAGCCTGATATTTACGCACAGATGATTTTGCAAGTTGTTGACGAAGTGTAAGTACATCTGCAAGATTATCTGGTGCTTCTTTTAAGAGCTCTGCAACAGCTTTCTTATCAAGGCTATCTGTTTCGATACCATTATCCGATAACCACTGTTTCATCTGCTGGACGGAGTTTGGATTTTCGAGTGCAGTCATATCTTTCATGGCAGTAGTTAATTCTTCACGAGAACGAGTGTCCATTGCAATTGCCTGCTGTACCAATTCCATATCAAGTCTAACACCACGGTCATTGATTTCTTGGTCGATATGATATTCTTCCCAGACTTCATCAGGAACAGGAAATTTGCGAAGCTTATGCTGGATGCCCATCTCAGTTTCTACATCACGGATGTTATAACGCTTGAAGGCTTCCCATTTATCTGGTGCATGAAAAGGACGATTTCGAGTTCTGCCACCATTACTTTTTGTTGCGGCACAAGGCTGGCAGAAATATTTGATGAGGTCTTTTCCCTCTGTAAGCTTCTGCTTTTCAAGACCTAGCACAGCACCGACACCTTCCAACGATAAAGGCAGTCCCATCGTGGCAGCCCATATCATGGAACAGCGCCAGCTTTCAGGATTAAGATAAGTCCCGGTAGGGTACCCAAGAAATCTCGAAAGACAGATACGTTCAAATGCTGCATTGAAGGCCCACTTAATAACAGTATTATCTTCAAGTGCAACAATTATCTCTTCCGGGATAGTTTCACCACAGGCTAAGTCAACCACCTGAACCGGCTGGCTATCGATGCTGTAGGCGAAGAGTAATATTTCAAAATTATCGGACTCGCAGTAACGATACACACCAGTCTTTGGAAGCTGTACATCACTATAAGTCTCGATATCAATACTTAATGTTTTCATTAGCTTGTCCTTTCTATAACACAAGCGGCAGAGAGGTTGTGTTCCTTCCTGCCGCCTGCTTGATGTTATTTACCAGAGCGCCACTTACGCCAATCTGCTGCAAGTTTCTTATAAGCACAAATTAAAATCTGTGCGATGAACTTGAATACGTGGTAGAACACATATCCATAGACAACGAAGATAAGAGTGTAACAGACGGAGTAAACAATAATCTGGTTTGCGATATTAATAATATTTTCCATAGATTGTCACCTCGTTTTCAAAGTCCCAGAGATGACTGTGGCCACCTCCGGTTGGATATTTATTTGCTGTATTCCTTCATACGAGCTTTGTGATATTCAAGGTCACGCTTGTCCTTCTCAGCTTCGCGCTGTTCACGCTTGCGGTCGTTGATGAAGTTCTGGATAGCAGTGATAAGGAATACCACGCTAAATACAAGCCAGATAGAAAGAAGGATGATGATAAGGATAGTTTCAATCATTTCCATAGTCGGCACCTCCATTAATCAAGGAAATCGTCATCTTCATCAGATGCGAAATCAGACTCAGCACTTGCTTTACCACCAAGAGGCTCACCATCGCGAATCTTCTGTAAGTTGTTAAGACCGCAGGCAATTCCCTTATTACCAGAGCTGTTGAAAGCGTAGAAGCTGATGCTAGCACGACCATAGACACCGGAATAAACCTCAGAGCGAGTAAGAATAGGATTGCGGTCTGCATCTACGATACCCGGTGCAGATGTAGCGTTGGCGTTGACAAAGTATGCATTGGCATAGGCTGCATCATCAGGTCTTTCAAGGTCTCCATCACGAAGCGGAGTCTTGATGACAGAAAGAGCAGGAACAGACTTACCGTTACCCTTAAGCTTGCTTTCGCCTTCCTTGTAGGCAGCTTCGATTGCAGCCTTAATCTTTGCAACAGTCTTTGTGTCAGACTTAGGGATGATAAGAGATACGCTGTACTTAGGTGTACCTCCATTGATTGACTTAGGCTCCCACACGTTAGCGTAAGACCAACGAGTGTTAGGGCCAGTGATTACCTTCATAGGATTAGATACTTTTACATTCTTGTTCATTTAATTTTCCTCCATAAAATCAGATTTTGCGTTGTTCATAGCCGGACGCTTATCGCTTTTCGGAACGAGAGTAGGTTTGCCTTGCGGCTTTTCGATGTAGGCTGTAAGAAGTTCATCGAAGCGAGATTTACCTAAAAGCTTCTGCATGGCTGTGATACCAAGAAGCTTCTTTTCATAAGGGTCAAATCCAGCATCTGTGACTGCTTCAATTACTGCAGCTTCATTTGAGTACTTGCGGTTAGAACGACCTTCGACTAACTTCCAGCCAGTCCATTCCTTACCGCTGATTGCCTGCTGAAGAGCGTATTCCTTAATATCGGATGCCCATGATACAAGCTCATCCACACGAGATAAGATGACTTCAATTTCTGTATCCTCCAAAAGTGGTGGAAGCTTGAAATCATGCTGTGCAAGCAGAAGATTGGCTTCAGCTCTGGCACGACATTCATGTTTGGCCTTACAGAAACCACACCATTCTCCACAAAGGAAATTGCCATCACCGGCAAAGGCAAGTTCTGCAGTAGGCTTCAACACTTCATCGGCCCAAGCGTATAAATCTTCTTTGCTTAATTCATAGGTAGAGATGTTCTGACGACGAGGCTGATAGATGGTCATGCTGACGCTATCAATGTCGTAGATGTCATCGAACAGCTCTAAGGCACCTAGTGCATAGCATTTCATCTGCGGATTATCTTCGGCTGATACAAGAACACCAAGTCCGTGTTTGTAATCAATGATGCGAAGAGTACCATCTGCGATGATGATGCAGTCGGCTGTTCCGAATCCCTGTTCAACCCAGCGAGAGAAATCAACTCTCTGTTCAATTAAGACGACCGGGTCAGCGCAGGTTTCCTTAGTTGCTTCTACCTGTTCAAGGATGTAGGATGCATAGCCATTAGCGCAGTCATCCATTTCTTCGCTGTACCATGTTAAGTTTTCAGTAGGGTCTGAAGCTTTCATGTTTAATGCTTTACGAAGCTTGTACTCGCAAAGCTCATGAGCATCAGTTCCTTCGGCAGCGTAGTCGCTACCTTTGTCTTCGTAGGTTTCACATAACCTTGCTGAAGGCGGACAGTGAAGCCAGCGATGTGATGCTGAAGCGGATAAGACCGCATGTGCTTTACTTGCCATCATCCAGTTCCTCCGCATCCTTTAACAAGGCCTCATAGTGTTTAGGGTCAACACCGGATAACTTCTTAGCTCCATATTTCTGAAGCAGAGTACGGATAGCAGCTGTATGTCCTGCACGGGACTTTTCTGCTAAGACAGCACGTACTTCCTCTAATGTAAGTTCCGGTTTCTTTTCTGTTTTTGCTTCTGCTACCGGAGTCGCATCAGCATTTGAGCTAAACTGTGCAGCTAACCAATTGGCTGCTTCATTAATAGCAGCGGCTGCATTGCGTAACTCTTCGATAGTCATAGCCATATCGCTCATTTTGCTCATGGTGAATTTCTCCTTCCTTAGATTGTCTTTGCTTTGCGAGGATTGTCATATTTCTCGCCATTCTTGCTGATACCTGACTGATTGCTTTAAGTACTGCAATCACTTCTGCGTCGGTACCACCGGAATCGAAGTAGTGTTCTCTCATCGTCGTCACCTCCAATCTGTGTTAGTTGCAAGGCTTGTTGTTTCGTGCCTTACACTTTCCCACTGGAGAGAGGGAGACGATTTGAGCGGAGAAATTTTGAAAAAAGTTAAAATCCCTCTGACTATCTTTTGATGGAAGGTCAGAGGGACGTGTTGCTACCTATATATTAGTAGCCGCGAACCTTATGAAGTTCGGTTCTGATTTTCTTCATTTGGTCTGCAAAGGTACGCTGTTTACGACCTAAGCGCTTTGCAATTTCTCTGTCGGAGATAGAGCTGTCGTCTTTCCAGTATTCGATAATCTTGTCCGCATCCGGGTCAAGCTCTCTTAAACGCCGGTAGAGCTGTTCTAATAAGATTCTGTCGCTGATGACTTCTTCCATTAAGTCAGGAGTAGCAAGCTCTTCTGATTCAAGAAGGGTGCTGCCATCCTCGGTATTAGGAGCATCAAGTGAAAGAAGTCCATAACCTAAATGATGTTCACAGTTGTCGCAATCGCCATCACAGGCCCAGATGAACTGCTTAGGGCACTTGCAGCGATGGTAGTACTGTTCTTTCTTACGGATACGAGTTGCTTCACGATAGAATTCCTGAAATTGCTGTTCAGTACAAGGAACTTTTTCCTTGAGTGAACGAATGTAGATGAATCTTTGACTCTGATTGTCTAAATTTGCCAT